GTACACCTTCAACATCATAGAGTCTTTGCATCCAGCGTTTAAACTGAATGAATTCAATGTCGCGATCGTTGTGGAATACTTGTATACGAACTTTAAAGTGGAAAATATGACGATGTGGAATACCAAGAAATGATACGTCATCCCAATCGCCAGTTGCTAGTTTAGGATCTGTGTCGGCACCCGGGTACATATGTACACCTTCTTTATTAAAGGTTACCCAAATACTTCGTTCTGCTTTATTCATTGCATTTTCTTTAGCCATTTTAGCATCTTCCTCTCTAGATCTACGAATCATATAATCGTAATATCTTTCATTTGTTGCATTCATTATACTATCACTTTATCACTTTGTCAAGGCCGTATTTTGTCCAATCTGTAAATTTCTCTCTATCTAACAGATCATGTAAACTATGACACCATACGCCGGGGTTAGATGCCTTAAAGTCTTTATCATCAATCTTCAACATAGTGTTGTAGTTCCACTGTTTCACGTAAGGCAACGGAACGCGAAGTTGTGGGATAAAGTTGTCGTATTCGATTAATGGTGATTCTAAAAATGCTTCTGCAAGCGAAATAGGAATATCTAAACTACACAGTTTACCTGCTGTTAAAAACGCTTTGATCATATTATCCCAAGGTGTCCATTCGTCGGCATCTTCAGGAAAGTTTGCACCAGGATTAAAACTGTGATTAGCACCAAAGAAGATATGTTCGCATTGTTCTTCATCGTAATGCTTTTGAATAACATCACAAGGTTGAACACCTGTAACAAATAGTGTCTTCATTCCGAACGCAGGAGTTTTTTCAACTTCTACACCTGTGAAGTATACGATATCTTCTTTTGCACTGTTTGCGTAATCACGTTTCATTTTCTAACCTATGTATTTCATCTTTGATCCAAAGTTTTTGAGTTTTCAATCTGTTTATTAAATGATCATCCATAAACTTATTATACATTATTTTTATCTCGTCGTCAAGTGCTCTATGCTTTTTATATAGGCTTTCAATATAAGTTTCAGTGGTCATTCAAATAATTCTCCGTACTTGGTTTGAGGATTGACAATACGTTTGCCAGTATTTCCTCTTGTACCTATGATAGTGTCCCAAAATCTACTAAATTCTTCAATTACCGCATTCGCTTCGTCTCTGCTTGATGTTGCAAATATTGCTTCCACAACATCTCTAAAAAATAACCTGTCAAAACGCTCTTCGACAAGCATTGCCGGAATAACGCCATTGTCGTATTGTCTATTTGCTTCTTGTACTGCATTGATGTGACTCCACACATTGTGACCCATCTGGATCGCATAACTAAAACTATCCCAACTAGTTGAATCTCGGTTTCGTATAACCTGGTTACCGTTATCATCTAGTATAGGATTACCATTTTTATCCCTATCAATATCACCTTTAAGTATTTTAGGTGTACCAATTAGATTCTTATCGCCTTCTGCATATATACAAACATCATTTACTTTGATATTTTTGGATAGCGGACTGTCTGTAAAGTTTTTAAAGATACCGTCTTGTAATACTGCATCTCTAAAGTTACGTGTATCAGTTGCAAACTTTAATTCGTCAATACTAGGGACCATTCTATACACCCATTTACTTCTGTCTTCAGTTTCGGTTTGTATATAGATTTGTCCGTTCGCTGTAGCAAGGAAAGGACTTGCACAATCAAACGTAATAGTAAAATTTTCGTTGTGATGTTTACGAACTGCTCTTTGTACATCGGTTAACAATGTAGCCCATTCTAGTTTGCTTGTACCAAGAAAGTGCATGAAGTCATGTTTACCTTTTTCAAGTAGTCCGTCGAATCTTAGTGCAACCAAACGTTTAAGTAAAAGGTGTACATCGCACATGTTCTGTCCACCCATTGACCAACCGTTGAAGTGATCAGTGTATACCTTAGGATCACAGTAGTCTTTCATCTGTTGATACCAATCTTCAGCATCTGCATGGTTTTCACCTTGGAGAACATTCAAAAACTTACAGTTGCCGTTACGGTTCTTCATAAAGTAATCGTTGTTGATACGAGTAGCATTAACAGCATCTTGATAATTGTCGATTCCTGTTGCTTTTGCACCAGCAGGTGAACGTGCTACCCAAGCCGGAATATCAAGTATCATACCATAGTCCATATAAGCATCCATCCACGCAAGAACTTGCTCACGCTTCTTTTGTGCTTTAGGACAATTAGGATCTTTCCAATCGCCTTCCCAAACACCTTTACCAATTTGGAACCCACCTGAGTCACCAAGTAACCAACTATTATTACGGTCTCTATTTCGGACCATATCTTCTTTAGCAGAGTCTTTATTGATGTCTAACTCAGCATGTCCTGCAGAGTAAAGTGTCCAATGGTAATTAAACAATCCTTCTTTTTTGTTTAACCAATTCATACTTTCCATACTTGGATAGGGAATACGTGCTGGATCTACATAATCTTCGGCACGTTGTTTTCCTATAAAAGTTGCATAGAAACCACTTAGTGCTGGAAGGAATACAGCATAATCTTTTTGTGCTTCTGTTAGGTCAGTGTTCATGTATTACTTACTTTGTGCTGGAAGAATGTAATTGTATGTTGCTAATCCACTGTCTACAGTAATTTGCATAGCACCTTGGTCACTTATACTCATTGTAATATCACCGCCAAGACTTAGAATTGCTTGTGTTTGTGCTACAGGCCATGCCCATGTATGTTGTAACGAACCTTCAATATTATGTTGGAATACAAATTCACCTGCGTGTGTACTTGCATCACCAAAACTAAACACTAGATCAGTTGCATCACCTGTTTTTACAGTCTTTACATTAAACGTAGGCTCCTCTGAATGTGCCGCACTTTGTAACTTCATACGTGCAATACTAGCAATGCTTGGACTAAATTTTACGTCCCAGTTAGCACCTTTAAACTTTACACTTTTTAGTTTCTCTTCGATGATCTGCTGATTCATAAATCGATAATCATTCTGGAAGTCACCTGTGCTATTCTCGAAGTGAATGTGTGTTGGAATAGTTTCACCGTTACGATCTGCTTTTACAACATCAATCTTAGCATCTTTTTGATACTCTGGATTTTTTAAGTGTAGTGCTAACTTATCTAAGTTAGGCATACCAAATGTGCCTTCAGCAACAGCGGCATTTGTATCTGCTGTTAAGATCACTGATCTATCTTCGGCCATTGATTCAATTGTAGTAGTATCTGCACCAGTTACTTTTACTAGATTAAGAAAACCCAGTGCATGTGTTTTTGCTACTACGTCTTGTAAGATATCTTTCATTTATATTCTCCTATGTTAAGTTTTATTATATTATCTTTGTCGGTGTTTGTCAAGTAGTTTTCTATACTATATTTAGGTTTAAAGCCTAAGGTCTTAATTTTTTCTGTATTAGCACATGTCCAATTGCGTTCATATGGTGTATTTAGGCGGACAGGAAGATCTGGAGCAAATTCTGATACCTTAAACGGATGCCCAGTTCCAATATCAATTGTTCCTGTATACTTGCTATCCATGCATAGTTGTATCGCTTCACATATATCTTCAATGTGTATGAAGTCTCTATAATGAGTTGTTGTATATTCTAATTCATTATCCATTAGTTTTTGTAAAAACATACCCTGTCTTGGTTTGTTAGAATATACTGTATGGAAACGCATACCAAGGGTGTTTGGATAACGCTCAGCAGCTTCTTCAACACAATACTTTGATGCCGCATATGGGTTCAAATCGGGCTCATAGACGCTACTAGAGCTTGCGTAAAGCACTCTTGTGTCAGGATAGCGGGCAAACAAGCGTTTACTTACTTCCACATTATTACGCCAGTATCCTGCTGGATCGTTAATACTTTCACGTACTCCGCTTTTGCCTGCTAAGTGTATAATTAAATCAAATTCTTCTTTAAGATCAATATCATATAAGTCTTGTCCGTCCTGTAAATCAAAACCAACTATACTATGTTCTTTTTTTAGCTTGTTTAATAGAGTACTTCCTATAAATCCTCTATGGCCTGTTAACATTATATGCATTTTAACTTACTCCATGTGTCTTTCCATCCGTCTACTTCAATGGCAAAACCTAGATCATTATCAATTATAACTTTCTTTAATGGATAATCGTTACCTGCTAGATCCATCCTATCTCCATAAAAATGTAATACATCATTAGGATCAAAGTCGTTTACTATTTGACTCTTGTCTGCACCTTTAGGAGAAATATCAATTCCAGTTTCGCCTCCTGGTCTAGCAATTAGTTCAGAGAATTCATTATTAAATAGTGTAGCAATATTATTCCGTTCTCCATTTTCAGTATCATACTTTACATATAACTTTCGTTCGCCTAATGTTGCATTACGTCCTACAACACTAAAGTTAATCATGCCAGGACGTTCTTCTATATGCAGTCCTGTACGTAAAGGAAATTTACTTTCCTTAAGTTTAGATTCTAACCACGATCTTTCAAATAAAGATAATTTCCATTCATCTGATCTAATATGTGTTTCGCCTTCCCAAACATCACTACCTGAACAGTTGTAAACACGTTTTGCAAGGCTATATATTTCTTCGCCTATCTGTTCTATAGTTTTTTCTTTGTCACTTCCTGTAACAAGATATACATCGTTTTCGGCACAAAAATTGCTAAAGAACACAGAAAAATCACTGTCAATTACTCGACGACTTGGCGTCAGTGTTCCGTCTACATCAAAAATAAATTTATTCATCACAAACTCTTTTACGTAAATCGCTTGAACTAAAACGATGCTCTCGTTTGTTGAAATAAAGATCTATATCTCGTTTGTTACAAATTGCTCTACCTGTGAACGTTTTGTCGCGATATTCTTCACCTAGTATACGCACATCAATAGGGTACATGCTAAGGATGTCTTCTAGATCTTCTTCATACTTGTATGGGATAATTTCATCTACATAACTAACTGCTTTTAATTGTGTATACCGTTCTACAATACTTTGCACTGGTCTGTTTTTTTCTGCTCGATCTACACTTGGATCAATTTGTAATCCGCATATTAGATAATCGCACTGTTCTTTTGCTTCACGCAACATAATAATATGTCCTGCGTGTAACAAATCAAACGTACTACAAGTAAATCCTACTTTCATACTAATCACCGAATTCGAACAAACTGCCAAATGTAGTGTGCTGTTTTGTATCCTCTAGTGGATAGTTAAGCACACCAATCAAGTTGTCTAGTTTGTTGTCAATAATAGTTTCTGCCATTGCCGCATCATCAAACGGAAGTTCTTTAAACCAATCCGGAATACGTAATTCATCTGTTGGATATGCAACACTTGTGTATCCTAATGGATTCTGTTTTAGTTTACAAACAATAACCTTCATACCATCTACAATCTCTTGCGAATACTTGTCGCCGTTCATACGCTTGAGTGTGTTCCAGTTGATACTTGCTCTTACGTGTCCAGGCATGTTTGCTTTGCCTTGCTTTTCTTCTAAACGCTGGTAGTGTCCAATTTTGTTTGCACGTTTTGGCGAACCTTTTTCCCAACCAGGACGTTCGCTAAACTCTTTTCGGAATTGTGTAATGCGTTCTAATATATCTGCTTGCGGAACATCAGTTAACACCATAAGCAATAGTTCACTTAAAAACTGTTGCATAAACACAGGCGTGTCTGATCTACGCAAGTCTAAGCCCATTGCTTTTACTTTGCCTGGCTTGCCATCTGTGTCACTTCTAAAACCTTCAACATCATACACAAGTGCTGCATAACGTTTCTTAGTAATATACAATCCGCTTTCTGCAACAATTTCTCTAGCCGCCGCAATAACATCTGAACGTGACTTAGGACAATGAAATGCATCTAACATAAACTTTGGAAATGTTTCATTTGCAGCTTCACATACTTGATCATATAGTGTAATAACATTGTCTTTATCCCAAGGTATTTGCCCTGAATCAATTTGTTCTTTAAGAACAGGGTATCCACTAAAATAACAAGAGTCTGTATCACCATATATCATTGCTTCGCCAACATGATCATATGTGCCTGTAATAACTTTGTTAACTTCTGCACTCATGTGTTTAACAATAGTACGACCTGTAAGTGTTGTTGATTGGCCAATACGTTTATCAAAGAATCTACAACCAGGATTAAGAATAGCACCATACAAACTATTCAAGTTAATCTTCTTAACCAACTGTCGTTTGTCCCAGTATTCAATCTCAGCATCGTTACCAGCATCTTTTGCTTTTTTCAACATCTTCTGCATATCTTTACGTTCAGCATACCAACGTTTAAGTAGTCCAGGAATAACACCTTCGTGTTCAGTGGTAAAAATTGTGCCATTTGAACTAAGCATCCACGGCATCTGGCTATCAAATATTGCTTGATACAACTCTGCTCCGCTCAAAACATCGCTTCGACCGTCTTCCCAGTCAACAGTTAATGCAATATCTTTGCGTCGGTCCATAACTGCTTCATATTCTTCAGTACTAAAGCGACCTTCCCAACTACCTGCAAAGCTCTTCTTCTTTAATCCCATATCTTCAGTGACCCGAGCTTCACTAATCTCTGGCCGAATTTGTCCTACAATAGTTGCAGGATCCATGTTCAACGCACGAATCACTGAAGGATACAGTGAATTCAAATCCATTGACCCAATCCATTTGTGCAAACCTTTTTTCGGAAACGCAACATAAGCACCAGCGGCTTGTGTATTCTCTGTGTCATCACGCTTGCGTCTATTAGGAACTTGTAATCCTCTATTGTGTGCTTCGTTAACAATACCTTGTTCAGTAACTGCTACTGCACCCATAGTGGTCTGTAGCATCACAGTATTCTCGTGAGCAACTGTGTTAGAAAGATCAATAAATCTTAGTTTTTTGTCCAGCTTGTCCAGTAGTGCGGTATCTTGTATGTTGTATTCGATGAACTTTCTAAAGTCATTGTTGTACAACTGGTCCAAAGTGCCTTCATAAGGGATTTTGTTTTCACCAACTTCGATTTCGCCAATGGCATCAAGTCTATATGTATGTCTTTCTTCATATGTGTATTTACGATATAATTCCAAACTATCTAAATGCACTCTGCCTATGAGGTCAAAGGTGACAGCTGATTTACCATACTTCTCATATTCTCGTTTTTTTGGAAGTTGACCCCATAGACAGAATCTACGTGTGTCGTCTTTGCTTAGTACACGACTTGTTCTATTTACAGTATAAGGAATATCATATCCTTCACTGTTCCAACCTGATAGTATATCAGCGTCTTCAATTAATGTTAAGAAAGTGTCAATCATATCACCTTCTTTTTCAAACAGCATCACATTTTCAATACCTTCAAGTTCTGCTTTTGCTTGCTCCATAGTCAGCGTCTTAGGCGGAACAGCCAAGCACACCATTGTTTCTAACCACTGTAGATATACAGATATGGATGTAATGGGCATAAACGGATCAGCAGGATCAGCAAAGCCACGCTCTGGATCAAAGTCAGTCTCAATATCAAAGAACGCAATGTTTAGTTTAGGAGCATCTTGATTGAGATAGTTTTCTGATAAGCATTGGAAGATAGGATTAATGTCACTTTCAAAAAGCTCTTTGTCACGATTGATTGCAACTTCTTTGCGAAAGTCTTTTGTGTTCTTGCATACAATACGTGTAAGAGGATCACCAAATATACTTTTATATTTGCCTCTTTCGTCTTTGTAATAGAATGTGTATTTTGCTTGGTATTCGTGGAAATGTCTTTTTCCATCTCTGCGCTCAACGACTCTAATTATGTCAGAATCGCGATCAAATAGTGCGTCTACGTAACTCATATATCTCCTTCGTTGCTTATGGCCAACTTAACCTTCTACATGCCTAGCTATTGCTTTTGGCGTTATTATTACTTATCAGAACAACAAACCCGCAACATAAATTACGGTTAGTCCTGCATTCAGGACTATTAAACTGTTCTCTTTCCAAAGGATACCTATTAGTACCCAAAGACTATTACTTACAATGAATGCCCATATATAAAAAGGATAAACATTAAAAGCGGCTAGAGTTGCGGCAACTAGCAAACATGCTGTGCTGACCCACGCTAACCATTGATAGGGTTTTACCACCATAGTGCCGCAACTCCAAATCCAAATACGTTAATAACAGCAAAGTAACCTGTTAGTAACATTACCCATGCCGCACCTCTGCGTACAGCTGCGTAGCACTGTGTAACCGATCCTACAAAGAAGAACGGATATATAATTAGCATATTAGGGTCTCTTGCATTAAACGCTAATGTTAAACTTGCACATACAGTAAATATGAAACTTACAAGTTCAAATGCAAATGCAATTTTGTCGCTTTTATAACTATTAATCCAAAAGTCTTTAATTTTTTGCATATTATAATTTGTCTTTGCCAACTGTTACAACTAGTGTTTCAAGATCATCAAACTCTTCCGAAACTTTTGTCCATTCGCCTTTTTGTGCAATCTTAATTGCTTTATTAATAAGACTTGGTTTAATATCAAGTTCTTCTGCTACTGCTTTTACTGTATCTTTTAATCCTGCATTTAGGTCTTCAATTTCTTGTAATACTGTAACACCTTCGTTTACTAGTCTTTCAAGTTTCGCTTTTTCTTCAGCACCATAGGTACGGTCACTCATAAGTTTCTCCTTAGTTTAAGTTATATTATATAGGATTTATTGTTGCTTGTCAAGTCTTTTTTTGTATGCTTCTTCAAAACCATCTTCTCGGTAAACCATTTCATGGTTACCCCACATACGTTTTAAATATCCATCGTAGGAATCTATAATGGTTTGATCGTTTGATGGAATATGTCCTTTTACTGCGTAGAATAGTTTGCATTTATCTTTGAAACTTACTAGGGACATTTTTACCTAACTATTTTTTTTATATTTTGCGAGTGCTTTATATAGTTCTTCTTTGATCGATTCTGTCTTTTTCTTAGGCTTACCATGTTTGTTATGTTGAGCCCAAGCAATAGCATAGGGTGCACCAGGATCGTCAAACTTTTTCTTTAGTTTTTTTACCTGCTTCTCTCTACCTGGAGGAGCATCTTCTTGTTTCTTGTTATTCGTTTTATCTAGTATTTTCTGCATAGCTATTAGATTGTTTCTAAATGCAGGATTACTCATTAATTCTGAAAACAAAGCAATATAAGGCTTGATAGCTTCTCTTTCCTTGTCATTAAGGACATCCCCTTCGCCGGCTTTTTTTAAGCCTCTTGCAATTAAAGCACTAGGATCCATGTCAGGATCAATAGCTCCACCTAATGTCGTAGCTGCAGGGGTTAGAGCTGTTATATCTATATCGTCTTCTGAAACTGATTCTTCCATTTTCTTAACAGCCGCAAGTGCAGCTTGTTTAATTTTATCTTCAAGAGCATCTGGCATCACAGCTTTTATCGCTCTGATTAATGCTTTGTACACTTCACCTGTAGGACTATACCCAATTTCTTTTGCAAGACTGCTTTGACCAAGTGAATTGTCTACTGCAGCAATACTTGGATCATCTTGATCTTTTTCACCAACAAGTTTGTCTTTTAGCGGATGAGGTGTTTCGTTTCCTGATGTAGGCTTACTTAACTTAGGCATTGGATCTTTACCTTTTGCTTGTCCTGCACTGCCCATTTTTTGTTTTTCAGTGATTCCTGCTAGTTTTGCAAAGTCACTTATACTATCAATACCTAACGGCATTGATCCTTCTGGTACTGATGTACTTTCGTTTATATAATCTTTAGTTGGAGGTATATCTGCAGGAGCATTGTTGGCCATATTTAAAAGGGCCTGTTTATCCTGTTGAGGAGTTGAAGGAAACAAGTCTTTCATCATTGAGCTCATTTTATAAAAGTCAGTCATGTTAACCTCTTTTCATTACAATACTAATGGCTTTGTCCACGTCGTACTTAGTAAAATGTTTTGAACCAAATTCTTTATTTACATTATTGTAAATCCACTGGGTTCCTTTTCTACGTAAGTTTTTATTTACCCATGTAACAAGATCATCCATATCTGCGGGCATTATAGAGTTAAATGCGCCCTTTACTTT